CTTCGACGGCATCGTCCTCGATGAATATCCGCTGCTGCACAAAACCGTGTTCTCCACCGTGGTTCGCCCCTGCTTGGCCGATTACCGAGGCTTCGGCATCGTGTCGGGGACCTCGAACGGAGACGACCACTTCAACGCCCTGCGCCTGCGGGCGATGGATGACGAGCGTTGGGACGTGTTCCTGATCCCACTCTCATCGACCGGCGAAGAGGCGCTGTCCTACGCCGAAGCGCGCGAACTCACCCAGGACATGTCGGCCGACGAATACGCGCGCGAGATGGAGTGCTCGTTCGACGCGCCGGTCGAGGGCGCCTACTTCGCCGAGGCCCTGAACGCGCTCGGCCTCAACAATCGTATCTGCTCCGTCCCAGTCGATCTCGCCGCGCCGGTCATCACCGCCTGGGACCTCGGCGTGCATGACTATTGCTCGATCTGGTGGATGCAGATCGTCGGCAAGGAGGTGCATTTCATCGATTACGCCATGGATGTCGGCAAGGGCCTCGACTACTGGTCGCAGCTCCTGCGCAAGAAAGCCACGGCCAACGGCTACGAGTACCGCTGCCACCTCCTGCCGCACGACATCGAACACCGCGAAATCTCCAGCGGCAAGAGCCGACGCTCGACCCTGACCGATCTCCTGCCGCGCGACGAGCCGATCATCACCGTGCCGCGCCTCTCATCGAAGGAAGACGGCATCAACGCCTCACGCGCCATGCTGGGGTCCGCCTACTTCGACCAAGTCAAATGCAAGACCGGCCTCGCCATGCTCAGGGGCTACCACAAGTCCGCCATGGGCCAGCCCGTGCACGGGCCCGGCCCGCACAGTCACGGCGCCGACGCCTTCCAGACCGCCTCCATGGGCTTCCACTTGGTCACCGGCCTCTCAGCCTCGATGCTCAGGCGCGGCGCCATGCGCAGACGCATCAGGGGATTGGTGTGAGTTACCAGTTCGGCCTTTCGATCCGCCGCCAGAAGTCCTCGTCGACGATCAACCAGCCATCCTCATTGACCTGCCACCATTCCGGCTTGCGCCATGCCTTAGCCGGGGGATAAGGTCGCCCCGCTTCGGTTTGCTCCAAGGGACCGGCTGACCGCCGGGTTTTCTTCCGAGGAGCAGGATGCACCGTGGCTATCGAGCGCCTCTTCACCTTCAAGGACGATGGCGGCACGCCGCGAACATACGATCCAGGCGATCCCGATAGCTACAAGCAATTCATCCAGGCGCTGATCAGCGACAGCGTCGATTACGAGAACTCCGTTCTCGCTGGCAAACGCGACGAAGCGCAGAAATATTACTACGGCCTTGAGCCGTCGCTCGGCGGCGCCAAGGGCATGAGCGAGACGGGCGTCGTCGACGACCCCAACGCCACTTTCGAGGACATCCTCGGCCCCACCGAAGCGCCATCGAAGTCGAGCTTCGTCAGCACCGACGTGCGCGACGCCATCCTGATGATGCTGCCGTCGCTGATCCGCATCTTCGCCGCGAGCGAGAACGTCGTGTCGCTCGTCCCGCGCTCGCCGCAAGACGAGGACATGGCCGAACAGGCGACCAACTACGTCAATTACGTGTTTTGGAACGACAACGCGGGCTTCCTCAATCTCTATGGCGCGTTCAAGGACGCGCTCACCGTCAAGACCGGCTTCCTCAAGTGGTGGAGCGACAACACGCGCGAGGTGAAGCGCAAGCGGTTCGTCAACATCACGATGGAGCAGCTGCAACTGCTGCTCGCCGAGGACCCGACGGCGCGCGTCGTCCCCGGCCAGATCAGCCAGAACGAGACCGGCGCCATCGATGTCGTCATCGAAGGCGTCGAGAACAAACCCCTCACCCACGTCGAGGGCGTGCCGCCGGAAGAAATGCGCCTCGACCGATACGCGCGAACGCTGGCCAAATCACGCATCGTCGGCCATGAACGCATCGTCACCATCGATGAATTGACTTCGATGGGCTACGACCGCGACCTCGCCGCCAACTACATCCAGTCGTCGGATGTTCACAACTTCACCGCCGAGGCGATGATCCGCAATCCTGGGCGCGGCATGTCCACCCGCGTCGGCGACGGCGTCAATTACGGCGAGTTCTACATCAGGGCCGACAGCGATGGCGATGGCAAGCCGGAACTCCGCTACATCTGCACCATGGGCGAAGCCCACGCCATCGTGAAGGACGAGCCTGCCAACCGGGTCAAGTTCGCGCTCTTCTCTTGCGATCCGGTCGCCCACACCATCGTCGGCGACAGCATTAGTGACCTGACCATCGACATCCAACGCATCAAGACCAACATGACGCGCGGCGTGCTCGACAGCCTCGCCGAGAGCATCAATCCGAAGACCGTCGTCAACGAGCTGGTGACCAACCTCGATGACGCCTTGAACGACGATTTGGGCGCGGTGATCCGCACGCGCGGCGATCCCGGCAATGCGGTGCAGTTCGCCTCGACGCCGTTCGTCGGGCGAGACGCGCTGCCGGTCCTCGAGTACCTCGACGCCGTGCAGCAGCGCCGCACCGGCCTATCCGACGCGGCGCGCGGCCTCGATCCGAAGGCCTTGCAGTCGAGTACGATGATCGGCGTCGAGGCAGTGATCAACGGCCAGCAGGAGCGCACCGAACTGGTGGCGCGCGTGCTCGCCGAAACCGGCTACCGCGATCTGTTTCACGGCCTGTTCAACGAGATCGTCGAGAACGAAAATCAGGCTCGCACGCTGCGCATCAACGGCAAGTGGCAGACCTACCACACGTCGATGTTCGACGCCGACATGTCGGTCGAGGTCAACCCGACGCTCGGCAAGGGCTCGGACACGGTGAGATTGATGACCCTGCAGCAGATCAAGCAGGACCAGATGGGCGTCTTCCAGCAATTCGGGCCGCAGAACCCGGTCGTCGGCATCCCTGAGATGCTCAACACCATCACCGACATGCTCAACATCGCCAACATTAAAAACGTGTCGCGCTACTTCAAGACCCCCGATCCGCAAGTGTTGCAGCAGATGCAGACCGCGCCGAAGGAGCCCGACGCGATGACCATCGCCGCCAAGGCCAATTACGAGCGGGTCAAGATGCAGACCGCCAAGAGCATGGGCGACCAGCAGTTCAGCGTGCAGAAGCAGGCCCAGGATGAAGCCTTCCGGCGCGACAAGCTCGCCCAGCAGCATGCCTACGAGGCCGACAAAATCCGCGTGCAGCAGACGCAGATGGCGCTCGACCATCAGGTCGACATGACCCAGGTCGCGGCCGACATGGCCAAAGCGTCGTTGCAGGAGGAGACCAAGCGACACGTCGCCGAGAAACAGGCCGAGAGCGAGAGCTTGCCCGACGAGCCGCCCGCCAGTTAAGATCAGGTCGTCAGGCATAGTCTAACCTTGGCCGCCCTCGGGCGGCCTTTTCTTTTGCCTGAAACAGCAGTATTCATTGGAGCAACTGAAGAAGATGTCATGGGGATATCTTGAGGTTGCACCGATGACATCTTCGCCATGTCGGTGTTCGACGAGCAAGACAGCAAGATCGAGAGCCTAAGCCAGCGGCGCGAACTCTCCGAGGCCGCCAAGGCCCTGCTTGCGGATAAAGCCTTCGGCCACGCCTACCTGCACTTGCGGCAACGCTGGTTCGGGCAGCTGATGGACTTGCCCCACGACAGCCCGGTTCAGGCCGAACTCGCCGCGCGCCTGCGCGCCCTCGACGCCATCCCCGTCGAGATCAGCCTCTTGCTCACCGACTATCGCGAAGCCAACCGCAAAGCCAACCGCAATGTCTGATGGCCTTGACGAGGCGCGCGAAGCCTTCGCGCAGGAAATCCCCCAGGCCGAACGACCGCGCGATCAATCCGGCCGCTTCGTCTCGACGCGCGCCCCCGAACCAATCTTCCAGCCGCGCGAGGTCGAAGGCGACGAGCGCGGCGACACGTCCGACGGCGGCGCCGATCCGCGCCTTGTCGAAGCTGAGAGGAGAGCCGCAGATGGCCGTTCAGAAGACGCCGTTCAGAAGCCAGCGAAGCGCCTTCCAGCCGCCAACGACAACCAACACCAGTCAGCCGAAGATGAGCCGCCAGAGCGGATCGGCGAAGACGCCGACGATGCCGGTGAAGACGCTGAAGGGGCAGACAAGAGGCCCGGTCCCGACGGGGGCGAAGGCGAAGACACCGGCCCCAGGTACAAGGTTCAAGTAGACGGCGAAGAGCGCGAGGTTAGCCTCAACGAGGCCCTGCGCGGCTACCAGCGCGAAGAGACGTTCAACCATCGCATGCGGCAGATGGTCGAGGTCGCCAAGTCCATCGATCAGCGCGGCGCCGAAGCCCACCAGGCCCGCGACGGCTACATCCAGCTTTGCCGGAACCAAGAGCAGGAATTCGCCGCCCTCATCCCGCCTGAGCCGAACTGGGAGCAGCTCTACAAAGACAATCCGCAGGCCGCTCACCAGCTCGAAAACAACTACAAGGCGGTCTACGGCACGCTCAACACCATCCGCCAGCGCCGCGCCGCAGCGGAGCAGGAAGCCTTCAACGACAACGCGCGCCGCACCGCCGATTACGCGCGCGCCGAATTCAATAAGTTCTGCTCCAAGAACAAGCTCACCGATCAGGCCTCGGTCGATAAGGCCATCGGCTACATGCGCCGCACGGCGATGGAGGCCGGGTTCTCCGAGGACGAGATCGGCACGACCTACGACGAGCGCATGCTGACCGTCCTCAACAAGGCGGCCAAGTACGACAACATGATGAGGAATAGACCTTTGCCGGTGCAGCCTGAGCGCGGCGGCGCGTTGCAGCCCGGCTCCGCGCCGCGCATCGGCAACGGCGCGGCCCGCTCGATGAACGACGCCCAGCGCAGGCTCGCAGCCTCAGGGCGCGTGGACGACGCCGCAGCCGTGATGGCCCAGCTCATCCGGCCGCGCTGACCAAAGAATAAGTCCGGGTTCAACCGGAGCCAGTACGTCTAGCCGTTCGGGCTAGAGCTTTGTCCAGCAGTATTTGCTGGAGACAAAACCTCTAACCCGAAAGGAACAACTCCCGTGCCTAAAGTCACGAACGCTTTCACGACTTACAATGCGCAAGGAAATAGAGAAGATCTCAGCAACGCAATCTACAATATAGATCCCTTCGACACGCCAGTTATGTCCGCCATCCGTCGTAGAAACGTAAAGAATAGAATATTCGACTGGCAGACAGAATTTCTACCTGTCGTTAATCTTGCGAATGCTCAGGTCGAAGGCTTTCAACTGGCCAACGGCCCCAGCCAGCCGACGGTTCGCCGCAACAACGTGACGCAGATCAGCGAACGCGACGCGACCGTCTCAGGCTCGCAGGAAGAAGCCGACGCGGCAGGCAAAGGCTCGGAGATGAGCCACCAAATGGCGCTCGCCAGCAAGGTGTTGAAGAGCGACATCGAGAGCATCCTCTGCTCTCGTCAGGCGCGCAATGACGGCAATGACACCGGCCCAGCCGCACGCACGACCGAAGCCTTCTCCCACTGGCTCGGCCGCGCGGTCGATAAGAACTCGACCGTCGCCGCAGCCGTCGCGCCCGGCACGGTGACGACCGGCTTGCCGGTCGCCGCCACCGACGCCTTCGCCGCCGTCGCCGGTGGTTCCCAAGTACAAATTACCGAGGCTATCCTTGGCGACGCCATGCAGCAAGCCTATATCAACGGTGGCTCACCGTCTATGTGGGTAGTTCCGCCAGGACCTAAGCGCACTATTTCGACTTTTACTGGCCGCTCGACTTCGCAAGTCTTGGTGGGCAAGACCGAGGTGGTCTCAACCATCGATGTCATCGCGACCGACTTCGGCCGGGTGAAGGTCGCGCCGTCGCGTTGGCTACCGGCCGATGTCGGCCTCTTGATCGATCCCGACTACGCGGCCGTCGCGTTTTTCAGGGCCTTCAGGCAATTTCTCATGGCTAGAGTGGGGGATGCAGAGACTAGAATGATTGTCGCCGAGTGGGGATTAGAAATGCGCAACCCGCTCGCGCACATTCTCTTCAACGGCATCAAGAAGTGAGCGAGCGGAGGCGCGTCTACCGTGACAGCGACGGCATCCGTCGAACCCTAGTCTGGGACGACGCGGAGCCGGATGGGGAGTGCCACGTCCTGACCGAACAGGACGTGGGGCCGATCCTCGACGCGGTGGCGCGCGACCGCGAAATCATGGCCAACAACGGGGACATGAAGCTCACCCATCATGTCCCCGCAATTGTCTTTGAGCGCGCCTGCCGCGAGGGATGGGACGAGGGCGACTGGCGCAAATGGTACAATGGCGAAGGCCGCCCCTTCGCCGTCTATAGCGGTCGCGTCTGATGGCCGTCCGCGATCTTGACAGCATCTTCGACAACCTGCCGCAGCAGAGGCCGCGACGCCCAGGCCAAGGCCGCCCGCTGAACGCCCAGGACATCAAGGCTGCTGGCGGCGTCGGCACGATTGCGCCAGCCAATCCGAGTTGGTCCGAACGGCTCGGCGGCGCGTTCGCCAACGCGGTCGACGCGGTGCGCGGCGGTGGGGACCGGGGGGGCTGGCAGAACGCCTACGACATCTCCCAGAAGCTCGCGAGCCTCGTGCCGGGCCTAGGACAGGGCCTGAGCGCCAACGAGGCCTATAGGCAGGGGCAGGCGGGCAACTACGGCCACGCCGCCCTGGCGGCCCTTGGCGCGGTTCCTCTCCCCGGCGCAAGGGGCGCGTCGGTCGCGGGAGACGTGGCCGAGACTGTCGCCAGGGAGGCTGCGCCCGCCGCCAGGACCGCGCAGGACATCGCGACCGGCGGCGGCCGGGCGCTGACCGACATCGCGCCCGACATCCGCGACCTGCCGGTCGACCAGGGCATCGCGCAGGCGCGCTCCGAGGCGCATCTCGTCCCGGCAAGAGGAGGCGGCTACGTCGGCGCCCCTCCAAACATTCAGACCTACGCTGACCTGCAAGCGCGACGCGCCCAAGTGGACGACTACATCGCCCAGCATCTCGGCGGCGCGGACTGGTACGACCGCGCCCGCGCCGGGATCGATCAGGCGACCGGCGGCGATCCGGTGGCCAGCGATTGGTTGAGCAAGCTGCAAGGCTCATTGTCGGCAGGCGTGTCGCCTGAGAGCGAGACGGCCTTCGCGGTCAAGGAGGCCGTGTCGCGCGCCGCTGGCGAGCCTCAAGTGGCGCACTGGAGCGCGCAGTCGAGGGCGATTGACCGCGCCATCGAGGCCAACGATCCGGCGCTCATGCAATTCGGCGACAAGACCGAAGAGTATGCGGCCAAGATCGGCCCCAATCAGCCCCCCTTCAAGAATGCGACCGGCGTCAACGACTTCCGCCAGCTCAAGCTTTGGGGCTACCCCGGCCGCGCTGAAGGCGTGGAACCCTCGGCTGGCGAGACGCAGCATCGCTTCCTCGACTACGAGACGGCGCTGACCGCTGATCGCGCCAACAGGGCGAACCTCGGCGGGCGAACGAACTGGACCGGCGAACAGATCCAGGCCGTCCCGTGGGTGACCCAGAAGGCGGAAGACCTCGGCATCCCGTTCGAGCAAGCCGCGATGGCCGGTCCAGACTTTTACCCGAAGCACGCGGCGGCGGCGACCTACGAGCAATGGCCGGGAGGATCGCTGGTCGAGAGCGGTCACCTTTCCGGCGCGGCAGGCGCGACAGCCGATCAGAGGACGGCCTTCTCTGCGGATGATCCCTGGACCGACTTGAGCGGGCGCGACGTGATCTACGGCGGCGGGCGCGTCGCCAATTCGAGCGGCGAAAAGACCGGCATGGGCGTGCCGACGCTGCCCACACTGAGCGCCACAGGCGTCTGGAAGGACGAGACGAACCCGGCGCGGATCGCGCAGCCGACGGTCCCCTTCAACATCTCGACCAAAGAGAACCCCGCCATCGGCGGCGGCCCGCTAGGGACAAAGGATGTTCCGCCGGGAGTGCAGAAGTTCATGAGCGCCGCCGAGCACCTCCGCTCGGTGTTTGGCGCGCAGGAGGGCGGCGGCTGGAACAAGCTTTGGGAGAAGCAGGCTCCCGGCGCCCAGAACGCCGTGTTCGTGCCGCTCGACCGCGATGCGACGCGACCGGAGATCGACGCCCTCGCGGCGGCGGGCGAGCCCTTCGGCCTGCCGCACGTCACCTCGACCAATGGCGGACTTGCGGTCCTGAACTACAACGGCGCGAAGAAGCTCTCGACCAAGGACCGCAACGGGCTGCTCGACGCGATCAACGACGCCAAGCCTGACGATGCTGGCGACCATCGGATGATCAGGGCGAACACTGGCTTCGCCGGTCCTGCCTACACGACGCCGGGGGCTGGCACGGCCACGCAGGGCATGCTCGACGCTGTCGGCGACAATCCCTTTTTCACCCAGAATGCTGGCATCGGGCAGGCCGCTGGCGCGCTAGCGCGCCGCGATCAGGCCTTTGCCGATCAGTTCGGCCCGCAGCGGCAGGACTTCTGGAACTTGCGTCAGCTCGCTGCCGCCAACGGCGGCGAGGGATGGGCTGGCAGATTGCAGGACGCGCTGAAGACCGGCGTGATCCCAGCCACAATCGGAGGCGTCACTCTTTATCCGACGGCGGGCCTGCCTGCCCCGCTGCCGCAGGGACAGCCGGGGACGAGCCTGAACTCTGGTCCCGACTGGTGGCGGCAGATGCAGGATCAGCGGTTCGGGGGCTTCTAGGATGAGGCCGATAGATCACCGATCCGTTCTTGGGCTGGAGCTGACGGTACAGCTCCAGCTCCTCAACGGGCGTGGCCTTGCTGGTATCCGCGTAGCGGGTCCCTTTGGGCGTGTAGCGAATTCTGATGGCCATGGTTTCACCCGGTGTATCCGAACCCTCAGATATAGCGAGCCGGGGCCGTTCTTGCAATGCCGCATGGAGGCTCGCGCATGAGCGCGCCCAAGATCGTTGACCTGTCGAAGTACCAAGCAGGCTTCGACTTCTTCGCCTTCCAGCAGAGCGGCGGCATCGCCGTCATCTGCAAGGCCTCCGAGGGCGCGAGCCTGCGCGACAGCTGCTACCAGTCCTTCCGCCAGCAAGCCCAGTCGGCTGGCCTCGCCTTCGCCAGCTACCACTTCCTGCGCGATGGCGACATGGCGGCCCAGGCGAAGTTCTTCTTGAGCGTTGTCGACCCGGATCAGGGCGAGCGCGTCGTCGCCGACTACGAGGATGACAGCGTCTCGCTCACCGACTTGAAGACCTTCCTGCAAACCATCCGAGACGCGCGCCCCGATTTGCAGCTCACCGTCTACGGCTCGAACGTGCTTGAGGAGACGCTCGGCTCGCAGGGCGACGAGTGGCTCGCCGACAACACGTCGTTGTGGACCGCCGCCTACAACAAGTCAGGCCCCGGCTCGTACCCGCAGCAAGTCTGGCCGGCCTGGAGCTTGTGGCAATACACCGACAACGCCAACTGCCCAGGCTTCGACGGCCCGGTCGATGGCGATGAATTCAACGGCTCGGACGAGCTGTGCTTGAAGTGGTTCGGCCCGGCGAGCGCGCCCGCGCCGCCGCATCCCGCTGACCCCACCGTCACGATCACGACGAGCGGCAAGGTCACCGTGATCGTCAACGGCAAGGAGATCACGACGTGAGCGAGACGCTGGAGATCGTCATCTTCCTCGCGGCGTTCGCCATCGTCGTATGCGTGATGCGTCTGTGTGGTTTTGGTTCTGAGCTTCGTCATCACGGCGAAGCAGAGGAGTGAGAGCAAAATGGCTGCGGTAGAAGTCACCATCTCTGGCGTTCTGTACGACAAGCTCAGTCGCACGACACGGCCCTGCGTATTGATCGGCGAGGCCTCGTTCACCGGCCTTGAAATCGGCGGCGGGCCGATGCCCGGCGGTCCCGGCTCCCCCGGCATCTGGCCGTCGCCCGGCCATCCGGCGCATCCGATTGCGCCCGGCGGTCCCCCTCCGGGGATTTGGCCGTCGCCCGGTCATCCGGCGCATCCGATTGCGCCCGGCGGCCCTCCCCCAAGCGTCTGGCCGTCGCCCGGCCATCCCGATCAGGGATTACCGCAGCCCCCCGAAGGCTTTCCTGAGCCGCCGCCGGAAGGCGAAAAGCCGCCGCCGGAAGAGGGCGGGTGGGGCTATTGGGCCGACGACGTGAACTCTTGGGTTTACAAGCCTGCCCCCGACGAAGCCTCGCCGAAAGAGCCTAGTCCCGAAGCCAGTTCCACGACAGAGAGAAAGAGAGGCAAACATGCCTAACCAACCGCAACCGAAGCCCGGTGATCCGCCGAAGCCCAGCGAGCCGCCGAAGCCCGGCGGCGAGCCGCCCCGGTAAGCGGTGACCGACGACAAGACCACTGTCGTCGTTCAGCCCCCGCAGGGCGTCGTCGGCGTCGCTTCAAGCGCCATCGGCGCCCTGCAAGGGCAACCCAACTTGCTGCTCGTCTTC